CTCCTTTGTATATAAATATCTTTTTACTTGCCATTGTTTAGTTCCTAAAAATTTTTTCCAACCAGGTCTTGCATGTACCGCTATTTTTTTGCAATCTTCCGATCTCGCAAAGTCTTCTATTGTGTCCGCAGCCTCGTCTTGCCATAGTTCTCTTTTGTCTCCTTTTAACAATATGACTTCACATTGTTTATAGTTCGGTAAAACCATTACTCTAGTAACAAATACACCGAACACTTTGTACTTCTCACCATCGTCAGAGCCAAACATCATAAACAACTGAAAGGCTCCGTCTTTAATTCCTTCTCGAAGATCATCAATACTCATGGGATCACCATCGTACTTCAAACCTTCTCTCAACATAAACTCAACAAGTGACCAATACTCGTCAAGTTGTTTTGGTTCGATGTATAATACACCGACCTCTTTTTTAATTTGCTTTCTCTTTGGCTTCATCTAATAAATCAAATATTCGTTTGAACTTAGCTTGTTGGCCATAAAAGAATGCTGCTCCTTTTTTTCTCATGTCCTTAAAACTTTTAGGATTAGCACCTTCCATGATACCTGCTCCTAAAATTGCATCCGCTCTCGATACGAATTCCCCATCTGCTAACTGAGCTAACATAGTGTCTTCATCTTTATCACCATTTCCTGAACCATCTTCTACATAGCCCATTGCTCTTACATAATTGTTAGCATCATTTTTATCATGATCTGTCATTGATGGTAAATAATTTATACCACCACTATTAAATTTTCTTACTTCTGCAATACCACCTTTACTAAACGTGTAAAGTCTTTCATTACTATAGTCATAAGGAGATGCATCATCATCCCTATAATTACTGTAATCATAACCTTCTATTATACCTTCTAATTGTTTATCAGCTCTTTCTTTTGCTTCTTTGTAATCTTCTGGTTTAGTACCTTCAGGCATCTCAGCTGGATCATCATCTCCTGCTAAAGCCGTAGTTGCCGCGGCACCTATACCTAATTGTGCTCCTGTACTTAATCCTCTAAACCCTGAACCTTTTTCTATTAAGTCACCTGCCTTATTATACTCTGCTGGAGATCCCATTAATTTTTGAATTCCTGAGCCAACAGGATTTGAAGTTAATTGTTGCGAAAAAGGCATGTTTATAAGTTGACCAGCCGATCCCGTTGTTTGACCTACAAAGTTACCTGTCATTCCAGGTATCGATGTAGAACCAAAAGCTTGTGGTGCAAAAGAACCCATACCCTTACCAATTCCAGCCATACCTGCAAACTGTCCAATACCACCTGCAATGGCGGCATCTCTTAATGATCTTTTTGTTGACTTACCTCTGAGTTTTTGAATACCAAAGGTTGCTAATGCTATTGTAAATGGATCCATAATATTTTTAACTAGTTATTATGGTATTTTAACTTATATATCGCTATTCTTCAATATCAGTCGATTTTATAGAACTCGTCCTTAACTTTACCTGTGTACTTATATTCTCCAATATGGCTTATTTCTTCGTCCGTAAGAGCATATATTTTCTCTTTGATAGATGTCCATAATTTACAGAAGTAAAAGTCCTCACCCATGTAAGTTTTGTCTTTTGGGCTCCAATAAGTGTCAAAAAAGTTATAGTAATTCGGTCTATCGACTAGCTCCCCGTTCATCATGGTTTTTTGTTTGATGACCAATTCTGAGTAATTTTTTATAAGTTTTTCAAATGCGGATCTTTTGATCATCATCATACCTGTAGGTCCTTTAACTACTTCTACAAATCCATCTACAGGTCTTATATTTTTTGTGTCTGGTAACTCAATTGGAAACAAATGTCCCATGGTATTAATATCATCGTCAGGTCTAGATTGTAGATCATTTCTAATTTTGTTATCCGTTTTTTGTTTCATAGGGTAAGGTATTAGACTAACTTCATGTTCTGATTTAAATAATCTATAAACCGACCTTGTTGTAAATTCTATATCTGAATCTATAAATAGCATTTGATCAGCATTTGAATTTAAAAAAGCAGAAGCGCAAAGATTTCTCCCCTGTGTCACAAGTGATGATTTCATTAATTGAAAAGTAATTTTTGTTTTATTTAAAATACATTCTTTTTGTAAGTCTAAACACGCTTTCATAAAATGTATTGATACTTCAGAATGTACAGGTGTACACACCATTAAATGATTCTTATCTATTTCGTTTGACATTTATTGTTCCTTTTAAAAAGTTTTCCCAATTCCTACCTGTTAATTTCCAATTATAAAACCTATTATAATATTCTTGTTGAAATTTAAGACCATTAGATAAGTCTTGGGATAACATTTTTTTTGTTTGTAAAATACATTCCGCAAGTTGAATAGCTAGTTTTGGTTTATTTTGTGTATAGGGTATGTAAATAGGAAACTCACCACAGGTTTCTGGTAAAGCTCCGAGATCCGTGGTTATTAAAATTTGACCCGCAGCTAATGATTCCATAGCTGAGATACAAAATGTTTCTTCCCAGATACTAGGAAAACAATTTACATCATAGTCTTTAAGCTTAGTCATTAAAGTTTTGTGATCACAATAACCCATGTAATTAACATTAGACATATTTTTAGCTTTTTCATATAAAGGTTTGTACTGATCATCGTTTTGTTGTTCAAATGATTTACCATAAATAATTGTGCTAGAATAAACATCTAGTGTAATGTCTGGATCTTTTATGCCATCCATAGCAGCCAAAGCTATTTCTAAACCTCTCCATGGTGTAGAGATATAACACATTTTAATTTTTTTCTTTGGTGTAAAATCTGTTTTTAGTTCAAGTTCATCGTAGTCAACTGCATTTTTAATTACTGTGCATTTGTCTTCAGGTATCTTAAAAAAATATCTGTACTTCTCGTAACTCCAATGTGAATTAAATACATACCAATCATATTTAGAATGGTTATCTTTATTTTGAAACCAAGGCGCTAAGTTTGGTTGGTCGTATGAATTTTTTAACCAAAGTATATTGGGTTTTATGGGATCTAAAGGTTCTTTCTCAGGAATTGAAGTTGTAATCTGCACTGAATCTAATACGCCTTGATCAACGTATTTTCTTAAATATCCTAGTTGTATTTCAGTACCACCTGCTGGTTGCATTATTTTTTGGTTTTACCAAAAACTGAGAGAGATGCAACTGTTATTTTTTGATTTATTTGTAAATCTTCAGCCACAGTGTCTGTATCACTATTTGCTACATCAGCATCAAATTCTTCTTTAGATGCATAGACTGTGCCTGTTCTTTTATTTTTTACTTCTTCAACTGCTTTTGCAGGTACAATTGGTACTTCTTGCCCATTTACGATTATTGTTTTTTGTTTTTCAGTCATTACCGTCCTTGTCTGTTGTATTTTTTATAACATCTTTTCTTACTTTTGTTAAGACTCTTCGTGTGACGTCTTGGACGTTTTCTAGGCTTTGGTCTAGGTTCAAAGTGTACAAATTTTTGTTTAGCCATTTTCCTCAGATCTATTAATCAATGCATAAGATAACACACCATGACATGTGCCAGCATTATCTACCTGCATAGTTAACGAATCACCTTCTTCTAAATTTAAAGGTTCTCCATTTAAAGGATACTCAGTAAGATCTGCAGAAACTGCTTTATGATAAACAATAAAACTTGTACTAGCGCTTGAATCGTTGAAGTATATATGAGCATCTACATTGTTATTATGTTCATTGGCCAAAGTGTAACCTTTAACTATCGCTCTTGAGTCCGCAGCTATAGTTAAAACTGTAGTTAAATTTGTAGTTGATAATTCGTAACCTGCGTTTTTATATTGTAATGCCATTAACTATTAAACCAAGCAAAAGCTTGATCCTCCTCTTTTGTTTCTTTTTGATAGTTAGTGTTTAACTGCTGTTGTAACGTTTCCAACGCTAAGTTAATTTGTCTAAAAGACTCAGGACTAAACTCTTGAGGTGGTTCAGGTAAAAATACTTGTACTTTAGCCATTATCTTCTACCATCAGGTTGTATGTCAAATCTAAATTGACCAAATCTCCAGCTTTCATCTGTTCCATCATTTTCTATTTTAACTGCAGCAAGTCTTGCTCTTGCTCTTGTGTCTACTTTATCTGTAGATGACGTAACTGTAAACGGCCCTAGTGGTGAGCCTACTTGTATGTTTGCAGGATAATCTCTTAACTCTAATGTTACTTTTGCATTACCATTAATGTATTTAAAATCTGGTATAAATCTCCTTACCTTTATAAAATACTCTCCATCCCCTTGGGCATCTAAATCAAAATCCCCTGATTTAATAAACGCAGGAATAGCATTAATTGTACCGTTAGCTAATACTTCATTTGTACCGATCTCATGATTAAATACTCTTGATGCTCCATTAGTCACCCCTTGAATAGTTGGTGTAGTTGGTGCAAGACTAGCAGAAAATTCAGTTGCGATTGGATCACCAAATACATGAGCATCTTCATAGGTCGTTCTAGCTAATGTACTAGTAGTCCAAGTTTGCTCTGCATAATTATAAGTAACAAGTTTATCTACATAAGGTGAATTTGCTGACGGATAGAACCAATAAATTTCAGAAAATAAACTGTTGTGAGATGCGATTGTTAGTTCAGAACCACTATCAAAATTAAATCCTGGTGTGCCGTTGTTAGTTTGAAAAACAAAATCCTCAACTAAAGAACCTAATGATTTTACAGTACCATCAAAAACAAAAAATCCTCCTGAATCCGACATCCAATAAACAGCTCCATTAGCATACACTATAGAATTTTGCCCCATACAGCCACAATTAGATCCAACTTGTCTAATACTAAAAGTAAAAGGTGGACCCACAAACTGCATTAAATAAGCTGAAGTATCAGTTAAAATTAATATATAATCTTTTGCTTTTGCTGCACCTACAATTTTGGTACCGCTATCAATTCTAAATGACCCTGCGGTATTAGTTGATGTTGCCGTATAATCAGTTAAGGATTCTTGATCCGAGAATCTTATGAACATTTTGTCTTGAGTAATAGACGATCCAATTGTTGTTTCTGTGCCTAATATGATTAAATGTCTATCCCTATCTGACACCATACTCATGACTGATCGTGTTGGAGCTCCAGACAATATTGTAGCTCTTGTTGCTACACCACTATTTGGATCCCAAGAAAAAGTTTGACCATTCTTAATAGTTGCAATTAATAGCTCACCATAATTATCTAGTGACCAAGCTCCTGGATCAAGTATTGCTTGCGAAGTTGTTCTTGGTGTACCCCAAGTAGATCCGCCCCATAGAGCCGTTCCCCAACCAAACCCAAGTGCCTGTAATAAAGGACCGACTTTATAGTAAGGTTTACTATCTAATGTACCGTCATTTGTAGCTCCCGTACCAGTTTCAGCTGTAGGCATTGTAATTTCAAATGTAGTTGTAGTCGGTGCTAGTTGAACTTCAAATAATACGTCGTCAAAATCAGTTGCTGTGTAATCTGTTTGTCCTGCAGTAAAAGATCCTGCATTTTCAAAAGTTAAAATATCACCTGGTTCTAGGTCGTGAGCCGTGGGACATGTAACTGTAACCGTGGTTGAACCATTTGTAGTAGTAATGTCACAACCAGATTCTGCAAGTGATGTATCAAAAGGTGTAATATCATAATAATCATCACCATTATAAACATATAAAAGTTTATTTGTACCGAACGCTATATATCTTCTACCATCTAAATCAGCCCAACTGTGAGAAGCTCTCGTAGCTCCTACTAATTTTTTATCCATGATTTCTGACCATCCGCCTATTTTTTCAGGCATACCATATCTAAATCTAACAAAGTCACCATCGACCCATTGGTTTTCAGCTCCTGAGTCTGATGCTTGTTTGTTAAATCCTGGTGCAAATTGTACTTTTGTTAACGGCATACGGGTATTATACACTAACCCTTATAAATACGTAATATTGATGATAATTCTTGTTTTAGTGTCTGTTTGAGAAACTGCCCTATGCTTATAATTACCATTAAAAAATAGACAAGAATTAGCCACAGAGGGAACTTTAATCTTATCTTCAATAAGGGTGTATCCATTATTCGTATTTACATAGTAGATAGCCACCATATGTTTAAAGTTCTCATCCTTATGATTGGCAGTCTGATAGTTTTTATTTTCTCTAGGTGTGAGATTACCTCTTACCCTAAATATTTCTTTTGGTTTAAATTTTTCTAATACAGGAACTATAACAGGGTTCCAAAAGTCACTATTAACTTTGTCACTTTTAAATATGTGTACAAAATAGTATCGTTCTTTATCTTTTTGGTTGCCTCCTGAATCACAATAATACCATTGAAAATTACCTGCTGTCATTGTTTGTAGAATTTTTTTATGAATTTTCTTGGGTAAGAAATTATTGATTACCTTATAATTAAGCATATAAAAAATTAGTATTGAAGGATATAATTGTTTTTCTTTTTCCTTTAGTCTTAGGTGCTGCATGTAATACATGTCCAGGGAAAGTTATTATTTGTCCTTCTTCTACTTCATAGTCTATTAATTTACCATCAACTTTAATCTGTGTTTTATCTTCTTTGTTTGGTAATTCTAAAAAATATACGTTTGTATAATTAGTGTTGGGATGGTTATGAAATTTGTGAAAATCATTAACTATATATTGTTGAAACCATATTCTTTCAATTGTAAAGTTATCAGCCTTAAAGTGTTCTACTTGTTCAAACATCATTGGGTTAAGTATTTGTCGCCTCAACATCATGTGGTAATCCTTAGTTATATCTTCTGGTATCGTCCAATCTGTTTTAGTAATATTGTTGAATGTAATATCAGGACTTTCATCTATTAAATTTAGTAACTTATCTTTGTATTTTTTATGTTTAGGAGATGTGTAGATTAAAAATTGTGATCGAATATCTATTGATTTCATACATATACCTTTTTAGCTAATTTCTCTCCAAAAAAAAGAGAGGTTACCGATGTTTTCTTATCATATCTTTGACCTACAAAATCTAAACAATAATAATTACTTTTAAGTAAACTATACGCTTCAAGATTTTTTTCTCCGTTATCTAAAATAATCATAGACCCATAATCTTTATTTAAATGAACAAACTCAGCTAAATCTAGTCTTGAAATATTAGTAGGATCATTGTCAATTAAAATATAATGAGGTCTTCTGTTTAAACAATCGTTTAAAGTAGGGTAGATATTTTTTTGGTCAAACATTATTAAGTCTGCTTTCTTACATTTTTTAAAAACCTTGTCATACCATATCTGGTTGTCTTCTAAGCTAATAACCTTTCTAAATATATTTTCAAAAAATACCGTAGAATTACCCGAACCTATTTCAAGTAACGTTTTATTATTTGTTTTTACTTTTGTTAAGTAATCTAAAAAAGGTTTTGTAAGTAAAGGTTTCATCTAAATTTAGGTCCTGTTAAAAATATAGCCAATGATTTTCTTGTCCCTTTTGTTACAGGCTCTACCATATGGTGTAAATGCGGTTTAAATAAAAGCACGTCACCGGGTTTACTAAACCTGTCTATAGTTTCTACATTATTGTTTAATATTTTAAATGTGCCTCCTTTATACGGGGCAGGTGAAATATCAATTAACAAAGTCGCTTTAATATCAAATGTAATATCGTTAGCCATATCATTATGCCAGTCGTATTTAGCTTTTCGTTTTGATGAATAAGTATTGTACAATACATATTCCATATCTCCATAGTCAAAAGTTACATAGCCAAATTTGTGATTAATTGTCCAAAGAACTTGTTTAATAAAATCATTTAAAAAAGGTCTTAGTGTTTTATACAGAACCCAATAAACATCACTAGTCTTTTTACTTTTTCCTTTTAAATCATGCGCGGAAAACTTTTCGTCTTGTCTACCTACAAGGTTCTCGTCACACAACTTTGTTAAAGCAGATATCTCATCTTTGGTGAAATGGTTTTGCCAAAACCAGTAATCATATTTAGAAAATTCAGTATCTTTTTGCATTAAAACTCCACAATATCAAAATCAAACGACACTACTATTCTATCTTTATCGCTTTGATTGGGGTTAGTATAGTGAAGAAGATAACCTGGAAAAAAACAAAGCGTACCTTCTTTTACCTCAGGCATAGCTAGTTGTGTATTTGCAGTAACAGGGTTTGGTACAGGTGAAACAAAATAAGTACCGTCCATTTTACCTTGAATGTCATAGTACAACACACCTGTGTACATTGCTTTACCGTGATGATGAATTGTTTGATAGTCACCTTTTTTGTAAGCCACTGTCCAAATATCTTTAATATTAATTTTTTTTATATTAGTTTCTTTTAATAAAAGTTCCATATCTTTTTTAAAAACTGTGTTGAAAGTATTTTTAAATTCTTCTATGTCGTTACAAAAACGAGATGTTTCATAGTTTGTTAAGTTTCTTCTTAAAAAAGATAGATTTGACATAACCTTACCTAATTTCCTTTTTTTGTTTTTCCAATCTTTAACTTGTGTTGAGGCAATGTCTACAGAAAACAAAGTATTTATCATTTTATCCTTTCAAATGTATAGATGCAAATCATTCTTACTTCATCAGGTTTACCCACAAACCCTGCAGCATGAAAGTTCTCACCTGGGTAAATAGCATATTTACCTTTTTTTGCAGTAATTTCTTTATCAATTCTTTTTGCTTTTTTATCTTTGTAGGTTTCTTTAAAAACAAACGTAGAACCTTTTGTAAAGGAGTTTATATAATAAATAAATACATCATGGGGAAACTCATGATCCCAATGTGGATCGGAATATACACCACTATTATACCAAGTAAAGTTTAGTTGACCTCTAAGTATTCTTTTAATTTGAATCTTATTTTTTCTTAAAGCTTTTTCCATTATCGGATAAATTAAATCATGTAAGTTCGAATTGACTTTAAAACCCTCATCATTAGTATAATCATACCTAGGTATAAGCACGTGGGTAACGCATGGGTATTTTGGAGTAACAGGACTTGGTAGAAAATACCAAGGGAACATATTATTATTTATGTTTGCTTCTAACATATCGGTATCTTTTTTATTTAAGTTTCCTTCTATTATCTTAACCATGGCTTCATTATTAGTTTAGGGTATTTACTATCTTCCATTCCATCATAAGCTCTGTCTCTGTTTTCCCCATCTGCTCTTATGTAATGCATAAAAATTTGACAGCACGACTCTCCTTCAAAGGGTTTTCTCCAATGATCGTATTTTTGCCCCTCGTAAAAAACAGCTTCACCTGGTTTTGTATACATAGGCACGTCACCTTTTTCTGTTTCATACCATAAAGGCCATTGAGTATCAGACCAGATATTAAGACTTACAGAAACTTCACATGAAGATCTATCTGAATGTCGTTTCATTACATTATCTTTAAAATAAACTCTTGAAAATGAATAAGTAGGTATAAGTTTTGATTTAAATACTTTTTCTACTAATGGTTTTTTTATACACATAAAGTATTGTGCTACTAAATCTGAATAAATAGATATAGATCCTTCTACCATAGGATCAGCTCTAGCTATTTTTTGTTTAAAAAAACAATGATCAAAATATATCTCTAGATCTTTAAGCTCTTGTTTAGTTAAGAAATTTTTATAGTGTTTAATCATATCAAGTTAAAAGAAAAAGATATTCTTTTTTTCTTTTTATTTAAATTAGGCTCTACATTATGTAATAACCAACTAGGGAATAAATAAAGTGTACCTTCTTTAGATGGCAACCACCAAGATTGCGCAGAATAATTATTAAGCTTCGGATATCTATTTATTTGCCAGGCAGGGTTGAAAAAAAATATATTTCCACAATCTTTAGGTGTTTGAGTGTAATATACACCAGATATCATTTCATCATTATGGTCGTGTAGTAAATTATAATCTTTATAATAATTAATATTACACCAAATGTTACTAAAATTTACTTTTGTTTCATAAATTGCTTTTGAAAAATCATTAGCATATTTTACAATTTCTTTTTTTAATTCAGTTAAACAATCGTCCGATAGATCTTCAGATTGAAAACCGCCTCTATTAGACTTAACACATCCTTTTGAATTCTTTTCAATTAAATTAGCATAATTATTTAAAACATCGTTATTGATATTAAGTTCCTTTTTAAATACGCTAGTTTTAAATATGTCTATAATCATTTGAATTTAGGTCCTATTGTCCAACAAACTAAAGAGTATCTTGTACCTTTAGTTATAGGAGTAACTTTATGGTATATCTGACTTGGAAAAACAATTATACTACCCTGTTCACTCATCTCCCTAACTCTTTGAACTTCTCTCTTTATTCCTATTTTTGCGTCGACTGCTACGTAAAACATACCTCCCTCGTAATCTTTAGGGTCTGATAGGTTTACACAACAGCTTAATTTTCTAATCTTACCCTTCCAATTCTCTCTTGAATTTTCATCATAAGGCGCTGGGTTGGCATCAAAATGCCAATTGTAATGCTGTTTATCTTTACCTTTATACTCTGTAAATTGAACGTCTTCACACCAATCAAAGTCAAAACCCCAATCTGCACTTTTATTAGCGCCATGTATAAAAGGTAAGATCATTTCGTATACCCAAGGATCATTAAACCAACCCGTGTGTGAATTACGCATTTCATAATCTATTTTATTGTCATCAACTACAGCTTGTTCTTTTTCTAATTTTTTACCAAATTTAATAATTTCATTACATTGTTTTTTAGGTATAACTTTTTCAAAATACCAATAATCAGCTTTACCAAATAAACTCATTAAATGTTGAAGCTGTACGCTATCCTATCTTTATTAGTTTTATTTGGTGTAACAAAATGATTAATCCAAGATGGAAACAAAATACACATTCCTGTTTGTGGAATTACTCTGTACTCTTTTGAGTTATACTTATTATAGTTATGATAAGAAGTTGCATAATTATTCATTTCTGCGTTATTGTTAAAAATTAAATCACCGCAGTCTTTTTCAGCTTTTACATAATATATTCCAGATATCCAATAAGGAGGATGGTTGTGTGGTTTATTAAAATCTCCTTTATTGTTTATTATAAACCAACTGTTATGTATTGTTGGCGTTCCCTTAACTTCAAAATCTTTTAAAGGTCCCTCTTTAACAAACTTATGTACTTCTTCGTTTAGTGTTTCAGTAACTGTAGGAAAGGGGTAGAAGAAGTATTGAGTGTGTATCCCTCCTTCAGCAGACGTACCTACATTATGGTTTTCATGTTTTATCTTATTTAAATATTTAATAATTTTTTTATTATCAACGTTTTTAAATGTTTTTGCATAAATAGGTGTCGTAAAAACATCCTGCATTTCAAATTTATTTTTAGTCATAGTAAAACCATCCTGTAATTATATATTTATTTTCTTTTTGTTTTTCTGATATCTCACCCTTATGTGTATGTGTCCAGGCAGCAGGCCAAATTAAAGTGTCTCCTTTTTTACAATCAAAAGTTTTTTTTTGATAATAAAACATAGTACCTGCATTTTTACAAGTATTTAAAAAAGTCATAAATACTAAATGTCTTTTTACTGCATCTGGTGAACCATCATTTTCATAATGCCATAATTTAAAACCCTGACCTGGTTTATACATTTGTATATTACAACCACCCAATCCCCATTTAGATTGTTGTTGATCAGCAAAAACGTATTTCTTTTTGTATTTATTTACACAAAATGATAATTCTTCTAAATAAGATCTTATATCTTTATTTAAAGCTAAATCTTCTGTGGTTAGTGGTATATCGGTTGAATCCTTAGTTTCAAGAGCAAGTTCTTGTTTGCCTCCTACAATTCCAGCTTTATGTCTTTTTTTATTTTTATTAAAAAATTTTAATACGTTATCTATAACTTCGTTTTCAACTTTAAATTTCCCAATGAAAGAATCTGACATAACGTCAGTTATATAGAACTATTGTAAATAATCAAGTGTTAGACAGGAACCCAAGCTGAACCATCCCAATAATTAGTAACAGTTTCACTTGTTGTATTTAAAGCGTTCCATCTGGTATTATCTTCGTCCCACTCTACAACGTAATAATCGTCACTAATACTAGAAGTATCTCCGTACGGAGTGCCTGGTGCTTGCCATTTATAATTAGCATCTAAAGACCAAGAAGCAAAAGGTTGTGGTTCGTAAAATGCATTATTTGTAGCATCCCAAGTATAACCTACTCCCGCATAGTTATATCTTGTAGAAGCATCATTTGCATTTATAAAAGTTTCAACAACAGTTGCAGTTTGATCATTTAATATATCTCTTGCTTGTTGAATTCCATCTGCTTCAGTAGCTACATCCAAAACCATATCGTCTGTAACAATATTATTATCATCCACTATAGCAAAATACTTTTCAGCCATTATTGAAATTTCCTTCTAATTATTACTCTACCTGATGAACCTGGAGATGCTTGACCAACGGATTCACCGCCTCCGCCTCCACCGCCTCCTAGGCCTGATGTTGCACCACTTGGTGCTTGAGGAGGAGATCCTGCTCCTTGAGATCCTCCACCTGATCCACCATTAGATCTTGGGTTACCCCAACTTCCACCACCACCGCCACCGGCCATAGTTACTGATGATCCTGTGATTGATGTTGATCTTCCATTACCACCATCTCCACCTTGTGAATTGTTTCTCGATGGTCCTGGTTGTCCGCCGTTAGCAGCTCCACCGCCTCCTGAGCCGTGATGTGAAAATTGTCCTGATCCTCCAGGTTGTCCGTGACCGTATGTTCCTGAATTTCCTGGTTGACCTGGTTGTTGACCAGAACCTGATCCATAAGGGTTTCCACCCCCTGATCCGCCTCCTGATCCTCCAGAGTTAGGGTTGGCCTGCCATGCAGCTCCACCGCCCCCACCAAGTGCAGTTAATATAGTTGAACCGTCGTTAAAAGTAGATTGGCCTCCGGTGTTTCCTCTAGATCTTTGTCCAGCGGCATTTCCTTGACCACCAACACCAACGTTATAAGTTTGCTTTGCAACAGTTAACAGAGCGTTAGTCATATCGACCATTCCACCTGCTCCACCGCCACCTCCATGTTCGCATCCGCCTCCGCCACCTCCAGCGACTAGAACAATGTTAATAGCTTTTCCGTAAGTTCCATCTGTCCCTAATTTAGAGATAACAAATGAGCCTCCAGAATTGTAAGTGTGTATTTTATAATCTCCTGAAGTAGAAACACTACCTCCAGATGCTTCCATAAATGGTGGACCACCTCCAATCATGCTTGGGAAAGATCCTCCGCCTCTAGTTGTTCTTAGTGGCATTAATTACTCCTATGCGAATTGTGTTTGTGCTGCAAAAACTTTGAATGTTGCATCACCAGTTTTTATAACAGTATATGTGTAAACGTCAACAGAGTTTGCGTTTCCAGCAGAAGGTGCATCTCCACCTTGCCATTCTGGGGTTACTCCTGATCCATCAACTTGTACAGATGAATTGTAATAAGCAGTAGACATTGTTACTAGGTGAACAACAGTTAAAGATTCTCCTGTATCCATAATAGAGTTTAGTGAGTTAGAACCATCACCTCTAATATTTAAAGTCCAGTTTCCTGAAGCATTTGAAGTGTAATATAAAACTGCTTGAGTAATTGCATCAAAGTTTACAGTTCCTGATGCTGCAGTTGCAGTGACAGTTGCTTTTTCAGTTGTTTGTTGAATAGCTCCCGCTCCTAAAGAAACTCTTCCAATACCTTTTGGATTTAAGTTTAAATCGATGTTGGTGTCTCCACCAGTTGCAGCTACCTCAGGTGCATTACCTGTTGCTGCGTTTGTTACGTCAATTTGGTTTACTGCTGATGCTGTTGTTTGAAATGTAATTTGTTCATTACCATTTTCATCTTGTATTCCGTGAGCATCATCAATTTTAATGTTATGACTGTTAGTGTCTAAATCACCACCTAATTGAGGTGAAGTATCTTCAACAACATTTGCTAAGAAAAATACATCGTTTACATTTGTACCATCTGAGTAAACTAAAATAGTTTTACCTTCTGGAATTTCAACACCTGTTCCCGATACAGTTTTAATAGTTAAAGTGTTTCCTGATCTTGTAGTGTTATCTGCAACAATGTAAGTTTTTTCAATTCCGTCTGGAACGTTAACAACTCTTGTTCCTGCTAAAGTTCCTGTTAAAGAAAGAACCATATTTCTAGCATTTGATAAAGTTGCATTAGTCATAGCTAAAGTTACATCTGCTGATGCAACGTCTATAGCTTCATAACCTGCAATTGCTTGTTGTACTAAGTTTAAGTTTGTATTTGTTTTATCGCCCCATGTACCAGAGTTTTCCCCTGTTACCATAAGCTCTAGTTTTAAATCTGTTGAATAACTTGATGCCATAATTTTTATCCTTTATTAAGTATTATAATTTTATTTGCATTAAGCCGCCTTGTCAACAGGTGTCCATGTTGGAGCTGTTCCAGGGTCAACTACTGCCCATGCATTTACACTCATTATACCTGTTGTTGTGGTCATTGTCACTCCCGAAGGTTGAGCTTCTGCACTAATTCCTGCAAGATAATCACCTATTACTATAGTTCCTATATCGTTTCCTGAAACATTTATTCTTACATTTGTAAATGCATCTTCATCACCTAATTGTACATCTAAGCCGATTCCTGTTAATAATAAATTAGAGTCACCTGTTACAGCCTCATTTCCTGTATTTGAAGATAGCTCTATACCTGTAACATCAACTTCAACCGAAGGTACAGCAACCTCTTCTCCACCAATACCTATGTCAGTACCAACAGATTGACCCCATTGACCATCACCCCAAGCTACTTCACCCCAAGGCTGAGCAGAAGCTGTTGTGACCTGTACTGCTACAACTTCTCCTGCAAAATGTTCTCCAATATCAAATCTTGCAATAGTTACTCCTGGAGCATCGTCTACTATATTTGTAGACCCATTTGCTCCATCCATGTGTAATAAGAATGTTGTGTTTGAATCTGGTACAAATGCTCCTGTAGGCTCAGTGAAACTTGAACCTCCGTATCTTGCAGTATCTGATAATCTAAACTCATCAATATAACCATTGAAATCACCAAAGCCATTTTCACCAATACTGAATGGACCATTATCTTGTTTATTACCTGTAGAAGCCGTATCTTCTAAAGTTCCGTTTTTATATATTCTGTGAGTATTTCCTTGTCTTTCAAAAGACAACATAGTCCATTCATTTGCATTAACAGTAACTGCAGTAGTAATAATTGTTGATGGATTTACACTCCAATAAACTGCATTGCCTAATAAATAGGATTGCATCGTTGTGCTTGTTCCTGATTGCCAAATACCTTTGTAACCTGAAACACTAGTTGGTCTTATCCAAACATCAATTGTAAAATCACCAGAGCTTAAATTAACATTTGAGTTAGATTCTACATAATCATTTGTACCATCTAATAATAAAGATGCTGTTCCAAATTTAGCTTGAGCTGTAGATAATTGTGCTTGGTTGTATGCAGTAAACTCAACTACATTTTCAGATCCATTAGTTACTAAATATTTAGCCTCATATTCTAATTGACCTGTGTTTCCAGTAATTTCTGATCCTGTTACACCTACATTGGCTTCTGCTGAAACTGTTTCATTACCAATTGTGAAATTAGCTTGAACCCCTGTGATGTCAAGATTTGCAAAAGCAGTAACGGTTCCAACACCACTTGTAATAGTCATACCAACACCTGTCACACTTGCATCAGGAGCGGCATCGGCTGTTCCTTCAGAGATAGTAAGTGCTGTTACAGCTGTTACTTGTACAACTGCGTTACCTCTTGGAGTAGTAGAACCTAAATTAATTGATGTTCCATCTCCAATACCCCAAGCACCTTCTCCGTAAGCTTCTTCTCCCCAAGGATCTCTTGATGGAGATGTAACCTGTACTTCAATATTTGGTCCAGCAAATTCTTGACCTTGTTCTGAAGTTATTGAAATACCTGTAACCGGCGCTTCTGCTGAAGCTCCCGCGACTGCGGTTCCTGTATGAATTATTTTAGTATTATCGTTTGCTATGACAGCGGTTGCACCTGCCTCCACACCTGTCACACCGACTTGTGTAGATAAACCATCTCCAACACCCCAACCTCCTTGACCCCAAGTATCAAATCCCCATTGATCCGTTGTGCTTGAAGTTACTTGAACTTCAACAAGTTCTCCAGCAAAAACTGAAGTGACTGATGTTGTCGTTATTAAAGTTGTAGGAATTATAAGTTGTGAAATACCTGAAACTGCATTTCCAATAGTAGTATTTAATTGTAAGCCTGTTGCTTGGAAAACAAAATCAGTCCCTGCAGCAACAGAAGTTATTGAAGTAGTTAATGAATTACCTGTTAAAAGAATTTCAGGTGATGATAGATCACCCCATTCTCCAGCTCCCCAATACTGCCCACCCCATCCAGGGTTTACAGTTGAGCTTACATTACCTTGTTGTGAATTAAGTTGAATGCCACTTACTGGGGTCTCTGTATCACCAAGAGTACCCCAGTTAGAAAATCCCCATGTTTGTGAGCCCCAAGTGGCCATTCATAATCTCCTCGCTTACGCTATTCTTAATATAGCTGACGAAGAAGTGAAAGCTGGAAACTGAATTGTAAATGTTCCAGAAGTCGCTGTTTTGTCTGAGCCAAAGTCTAGCGCACAAATTGCTTTGTCAGCTTGAGTATCGTTATAGATTAACGCACCTCTTGCAGTCAAAGTAACACCTGTAAAAGATAAGTCAGCAAAGTCAACGATAGCTACACCTGTATCTAAACTAACTTGTTGAGATTGTAGTATTCCGCCTCCTGCTGCGTATTGTCCTGATGCAGACACTTCATTACCTGTTGTGTATGAAGTTGTTGCCGCACTTAATGTTGCTTGTGATGTATATAATGCTAGTTTAATTTGGTCGCCACCAGTTTCTAAATCGTGAGTACCTTCTAGGATCTCTTCTTTGAAACTGTTAGCTACTGCTTGTGTAATTGCCATAATAATTTCTCCTTAATTTTTAATTATTTGGTGAAGGCGAAGGTATTTTTACTCTCGGCACTCCATCTGTATACTCATCTCTACGTCTTCTGCCCATTTGCTCTAACGCGAAGCTTTGTACAGATACATTATACTTGTCTGAATAGATTTTGTACATATCCATTGGACCTTTTAAAAATTCATAAGCATTTACCATAACCCCATTAAACAATAAATCAGGAGCATTTTTAGATAAATATGTTTCTGTATTAGTAGCTGATAATGCCTCAGGTGAATAAATATAACTCAATTGAACTTGAAATTGAGCGCTTGGAGCTGGAGCCATAATTAATGTAGTTTCTTTCCAATTAGCGTAGTACTTTGGAACTCCTGTAGCTCCTGTTGAATTGTACTCAAAAATAAAACTTGTATCTCTTTTGTCTAAATATTCTTTTGTAGTAGGGCTTTGAGTTGTATCATATACAAGAATAGATCTAACTATAATAGAAGTCCTTGTAGCGGTAGTATTTGGAGAACTAGGTAGATCAAGATAAGGTGAATTAGTTTGTAAATTAGCTGTTGCATATTCTCGTGTATAATCAGCATCTACTTCTCTAAAGATACGGTTTTCAGCATCCCTAACCATTCCTTGAATAATTGAATCTGTTAAAACAGTTGATCCAACCTCTGTATAATCCCTAACTTTTTGTAATAATTCTGCGTATGTCATTATGTTGTTATTGTAACACTTCCGACAGAAACACCCAACTGTCTTTTGTTATTTTCTTCTAAAGGACTTGTTGATGGTTGCATACCATTAGAAGTAAATTGACCTGGCCAATATTGTGGATCTAAATATACTGTTACAGGTGCAGGTCTTTGAGGTCTAGCATTCCATAACGCTTGAGGATCTGCCATATGTGGCTTTGGGTCTAGTTGAGGATGTTTAGCCTCAAATTCAGATGTGTGAACCCATGAACCATTCCATTCTTTTACCATTTCTCTGTATGGAAAAGCTTGTCCTGATCTATCTGATATAGATTGGGAATATTTACCTTTAGCGTAAGCCATTATGATCCTTGTGGGTAATAAACATTAGGAGTGATGTAAACAGAAGTTCTTTGTCCATCTTCTTCTAATGCTCTTTTTAATTCATCTTCGTATAATAATTTTAATGCCTGTAATCTATCCGGTGCTATCTTTTGTGATAAATAAAATGCTAATCCAGATACCATACAAGGGAAGAATCTAAACGGCATGTCTGAAGTGTTAGTATATGCACCTACATCTTCAATTCTTGCTAAGTAGTAATAGAATATATTAGTAACGGCGCTCGTATCAGGAGCCAGATATAAACTAATAGTTGGATTGATTTGTCTATCAACGTAATACTGCGAAGGTGTTCCTGTTATAGTCTTATCAGGTATCGCAATATACTCAGATCTAGATACTTTTGTTAATGTTTGTTGATTACCGCCTGTTGTAGTTACAACAGCTTCAAGTACATCATTACAATCACTTGGTGTATTGTAAGTTACTTGTCCGTTAACTAATGTTGTAGTTTCTGATTTAACTTTCCAAAGGTTAATACCTCTGTTACCCCATTCAGAAAATAAAAGATTTAAACTTCTTCTAGCAGATTTAATATCGTGACCAGAATTAGTTCTTACGCCACATCTTTCGTAAGCCTCTTCGATAACCTCATCAATAGTGATGTTAAAACTTGTAGTTCCTGATGTAGCCATTGCATCCTTACGCTTTTATTGCTTTTTGTAAATGTAAAGGTAAATTTTTTTGTTTTTCTGTTAACTTGCCTGTTTTAGCTTTCATCATTTTTCCAGTTTTAGCTTTGCCAACTTGACCAGTCATTTTGTAATTTTTCTTTCCGCCACCCATGTTCATATTATTTTACTCCTTCAAATTTTCCTCCCTTAACAGCGATACCCATACCACCGCAAGAGAAATTGGTTATTCTATTTTTAGCCACAGCTTTTGCAGCCTTATCCTGTTTGTCTTCTTTGACAGAATCCGTTGCTTTTTTTAGTGCCTCTAAATAGGCTTTGTATTCAGTTGCTTCTTCCATTACTTTAATAAATCTCCATAATAGTCCATTGAATTTTTATTAGATAATTCTATGCCAGCAGAATCATGTTTAATAAATTTTCCTTGGTAAGCTGCTGTGTATTTTAGTTTACCCTTTTTATCATAATCAGAAATTGGATTTTGGATATCTATTAATTCTTTTCGTCTTTTGTCTCTATCACCGGAAACAGTTTTCTGTTTTTTCTTTGGTTTTTCTGCGTGAAGTCCAACATTAGCTTTCTTAACACAGTTAGGGACTTTTCTTCCACCTTTGGATTTCATCCCAATCATTTCATATCCTTCCCAACAAGGTCCCTTTTTTGCCATTTAAATCTCCTTTTGTGCCGCGGCATTCAGAGTGTATAACTTCTGCTTTTTGCGGTTATATAACTTCTTAGATTGTACCACTCTTGGTCTAAACAGTAAATGTCCTAGCGAGAGGATTCTTTTTATTGGATTTTTTTTCTTTATAGACTTTTCCATGTGTTTTTGCGATTACTTTGTCAAATTTTTTCTTATCTGATGATCCTAGACCTGGTTCTAATTGTCTAGCCATTTGTGCTCTTGTTATTGCCATTATACTAAATCCTTTGCCTTTCCTATTATGGGTTTATATTTAGTTTTACCTTCTACTCTGTGCGCAAGTAAAAATTGTTCACGTCTTCCTTCAGGTATCCAACTACAGTGGATCCATCCGCTGTTTGGTTCTCCAGGCGTGTAGTACTCGAGGATCAATTGATCTGTCTCAAGGTTCTTTTTAATCCAATCAGCAACCTCAGCATTATCTACTCCAATACATTCGAAGTCTGCGGCCTCAGCTTTTGCATGCTGGCTGTTCCGACTCGATCCTATAGCAAGACACAAATCCTCTGAACGAAATCCGCTTGTCACTTTAACTCTGCCAAAATGATCTCGTACTGGCTGTAAAATATTTTCACATAAAGCTTTTAACTTTTCTATTTGACCTGAACTAGGATTGTTATTTATACCTTTACGGATTGCTGTATCCGATTTAATTAATTCTTGTAGATTGAAATTACGAGAAAGGTTCATTATTTTGATTCTATAACTATCTTATCAATACTTTCACTGCCGTCAATATTTATTGACATGTATGCTTCAACTTCACCACACATAAATTGTTTATTATCCATATTCATATTACGCGTTGCTTCACGTTTCATCTTTAAACATGTCCCCATAGATTCTTGAACTCTGTGTTCAACAAGCTGTCCATTTAAGAATAAACACAAAGCTATTACTGTTTTTGTCATTAATGTGCTCCATTGCCATTACTAAATTTAATATCTCTTGTTGAATCTTTCAATTTCTCTATGTCTTTTTTTAATTTTTCTATTTCTTTTTCATGAGCTTTTAACATCACCCCTGTATGAACATTATCTTCTAACTGTTTTTGCATTTTCTCAATTTGAGTTGCTTGCCATTCGAGAATCATGAACTGCTCTTGGTCTATGGGTTTTTGAACCGATGCTTCCAATAAGTCTTTTTCAAATAATTGATTCTTCGTTTCTAATTGATTTAATCTTTCGATCACCCCAAATGCAAACCATGCACCAATCACGATTGCTCCAATCAGGCCAATTAAGTTACGTAATGGAAGACCGATTGAAGTGTTTTCTGAAATTTTTACTGACATGATAGACACTCATCAGAACCAGAATCTAATTCAGCTAATGCCTCCTCTTTACAATCTTGACTACAAAATTGATCCAATTCGTCTTTTGGTTGAAACTCTTTTTTACACTGATTACACTTCTTCATCTCTTTTTACCTTTTTTCTTTTTGAATATTATACTATCAATCTTCACAAAGATCGAATCTATAGCTCCTAAAAATTTGTACATAAACCTATCAAACATTATATTTTTTGTAATCTAGGATCGTTTGATAAAATATTCTTTTCAGCTTTAGGTCTTGCGACAGAATCTTTGCTTCTCTTTCTTAATTGAGCTAAAGCAGATTCTTTTTTTCTTTTTTCGTCAAATTCTTTTTTTAAGTCTCTTAATAAATTCATAATTAATCTTCTTTCTTTTCTACATTATAGAACATTTTGTTACTATCGTCAGTAAGCCAGTCTTTATTTTCGACATTCCATTTTGTAGTTTGGACTTCATAATCTGGTACCCTGTTACCAACAGTGTAGTTAGGAGCATCCCACAAAATACGATTATTAGGCTGAGCTGCATAATTACCGTTATCAAGAGCCAATATATGTGCACACTTATGTTCAGCAGGAATTTCAGAATGTTCTGTATCCAAAATATTACTTTCGGGGTGACCCCAATCAACGGTAAATAGATATTCGAATGGATAATTTTTTTTATCTTTTCCATAATATTTTCCTCGTTTTCCTCTTAGAAAACTAAAGCAATGCACACTAGGATAATAACTAAAACTATTCCACAGTTGTAACTGGTCGATCGGCAAATCTGGCACCTCGGCTCTATCATAACGTTCTTGGAAAAACGCTGAGATAGGCAAACGCCAAAAGCACGCACCATTTGGTAGCATGATATTAAATAAGAGAGCACGGTCTGTGATAGACGTGACACTAAAGATACAACAGTCTTCACTTTCTCCTTGATGTTTTGATAAATCATATAAATACTCCTTCCTAATTTTACAGTATATTGGTGGTATGTCTGCATTCAAATAAGCCATTTAGCATTTCCACCTTCTCCTTGCAGCACATATTCTTTTATCTGGAGTTTTACTACAATTGACATTATGCATTTTCATTTGACCTGCTGATCTTGCGCAATATGACTTACGTCTTTTTGCAGCCTTACTTCCTTTTTTAACTTTACCTGTAACTGCTGTTTTTAGCTTAGATCCAGGGTTCATTCTTCTGTACGCACGAACACCTGCTGCAGTCATACCTGCTCCAGATTTTGTAGACCTAAAGTTCTTTTTATTTTTCGCTGGCATACCGCCTTTAGCGAAGCCATCGATCTCTATACCTAAGTCAGCATAGTAATCCATAGATTACCCATCGTAATAAGCTGTTACTGCATGACACTCTGTTTCATTAAAAGTCACATACGCACCGTCAGCAAATACTACTCC